GTCTCAAACACGCGTGCGCGAAATTGGGGAGGGGGGTAAGGTGACAGCAGGTAGAAAGCCCAAACCAACGGCCATGAAAAAGGCTGCAGGGAATCCAGGGAAGAGACCACTGAACAACCTGGAAGCCAAATTTGCACCGGCGATGCTGGCATGCCCGGCGTTCTTGAATGCGGACGCAAAGGCCGAATGGAAGCGTATTACGACAGAGCTGTATAACGCGGGACTTCTGACATCAGTGGACCGTGGAGCGCTGGTGGTGTACGTGGAAGCCTGGGCAGAGCTGATCCAGGCGATGAAGCTGATTAAGAAGAACCCCCTGGGAATGATTTGCGTGACGGACAAGGGCAACTATGTGCAACACCCGGCAGTGGGGATCAAACATAAGGCGATGGAAATGATCCTCAAGGGAGCGGGGGAGTTTGGCATGACGCCCAGCGCACGCTCGAGGGTGCAGGCACTGGAGGAAGGGAAGCAGCCATTGAGCCTGGCAGAAGAGCTCTTCTTGGAGGCACAGGTTTTGATGAATAAAAAGGCAGAAGGGAGCGCATGAAAGCACGCGTGGCTCCTGACCTGAGCAAGTATTACTTCGATGAGATCGCTGCATCCGCGTCGATCTTATTCATCGAGAGGTTCCTGCATCACTCGAAGGGTGAATGGGCAGGAAAGCCGTTCCTGCTGCAGACCTGGCAGAAAGAGATCATTGGAGAGCTGTTCGGATGGAAGAGGATCTCTGACGGGTTGAGGCGGTTTTCGAGGGCATACCTTGAGATCCCGCGGAAGAACGGTAAGAGCACAATTTGCGCAGCACTGGCGAGCTACATGCTGCACGCGGATGGGGAGCCAGGATCTGAAATTTATTCAGCTGCAGCGGATCGCGAACAGGCACGGATCGTGTTCGAGGAAACAAAGAACATGATCACGGGAAGCCAGCGATTGAATCAACTATCCGAGTGCTACAGGAACAGCATCCTGGTTCCCACAACATTGAGCAGCTACAAGGTTTTGAGCGCGGATGCACATACAAAGCATGGCTTCAACGCGCAAGGGGTGATCATCGACGAGCTGCACGCGCAGCAGAACCGGGAGCTTTACGACGTTTTATCGACGAGCATGGGCAGCCGAAGGCAGCCGCTGCTGGTGATGATCACGACAGCAGGTTTTGACCGGGAGTCGGTTTGCTGGGAGCAGCACGAATATGCGAGGCAGGTGCTGGAGGGCGTGATCGATGATCCGACATTCTACGCGAGCATTTATGCGGCAGAGGACAAGGATGACTGGACGGATCCTGCGGTGTGGCACAAAGCGAACCCGAACCTCGGCGTGACGATCAAGGAAGAGTTTTTGCGGGAAGAGTGCGAGCGGGCAAAGCTGATCCCGGCTTACCAGAACACTTTTCGCAGGTTGTATTTGAACCAGTGGACGCAGCAGGAGACGCGCTTCATCCCGATGGACCTGTGGGAGAAGGGGAGCGAGCCGAAGATCTCCGAGGAAAGCCTGGCGGGGGCGTTGTGTTACGGCGGACTGGACCTGGCATCGACCTCTGACCTGGCGGCTTTTGTGATGGACTTCCCGCCGGATGCAGGGGATGAGCGTGAGCTGCACGCCTTAGTGGCGCGGTTCTGGATCCCCGAAATGAACATGATGGAGCGGGAACGCAAGGACCGGGTGCCGTACAGTGCGTGGGCTCGGGCAGGATGGATCAAGGTTACGGAAGGGAACGTGATCGATTACCAGGTGATCATCCGGGACATTATCGAGCTGAGCGAGAAATTCAACCTGGGGGGGATCGCGTATGACCGCTGGGGGGCGGAGCGGATCAGGCAGGAACTGGCGGGAGCGGGGCTGACGCTGGTGGCATTTGGCCAGGGATTCAAGGATATGAGCGCTCCGACAAAGGAGCTTTTACGGTTGGTGATGGACGGAAAGCTGAAGCATGGAGGAAACCCAGTGCTGCGGTGGAACGCGGACAACGTGATGGTGATGACGGACGCAGCCGGGAACATGAAGCCGGACAAGGCGAAGAGCCGGGAGAAGATCGACGGGATTGTGGCAAGCGTAATGGCAGTAGACCTGGCGACGCGGAGTGGAGGGAAGAGCGTGTACGAGAGTAGAGGGATCGTGACGATATGACCGAGAAAAAAGCAAGCATTGAACTTGAAGATGTACTGCTGTATGGCGGGAGCATCGCGATAGGAGTGGGGATCGGGTTTGGACTGGGATGGTACTGGGGTTTGGTTGCGGTTGGCTTGATATTCGTGGTGATGGCTTTCTGGATGCTGGCCATTGCGGCGCGGTTTCCACCGAGGAAGTGAGGTTATTAAATGCTGAGAAAAGCGATCGAACAGAGAACTGCACAGACATGGCATGTGAGCCAGACACCTCCGGGATCTGTGATCAAGGGGTGGGGATGGAACACGTACACGGGGAAGGATATTACCGAGGAATCCGCGCTGACGGTTTCGGCGGTATATGCCTGCATCAGGGGTATTGCGGAAACGACTTCGACCTTGCCAAAGATCTTATACAGACGGTTGAAGGATGGGGGCAAGGAGCGGGCAACGGATCATCCGCTTTACTCGATCCTGCATGACGCGATCAACCCTGAACATACGGCCCAGGTCGGATGGGAGCTGGGACAAGGGCATGCGCTGGCATGGGGGAACGCATTCTATCAGATCATCAGGAACCAGGCTGGGAACGTAGCGCAGCTGTGGCCGCTGAGACCGGATCGGATGACGAAGAACCGCAAGGGCGGAGAAGTATCTTACGAGTACAGACAGGCGAACGGAGAATTAAAAGTTTTTCCGGCAAACGAGATCATGCACGTGCCTGGATTTGGATTTGACGGACTGGTTGGCTACAGCCCGATCTACATGGCAAGGAACGCGATCACGGTTTCAATGGCAGCCGAAGAATTTGGGGGGAAATTTTTTGCGAACGATGCGAGACCTGGGGTGGTGCTGACGACACCGAAAACACTTTCTGAGGCAGCGATCAAGCGGCTGACGGAAAGCTGGAACGAAGAGCACAAGGGATCGGAGAACAGCCATAAAACACGGGTGCTGGAAGAAGGGATGGCACTGCAGGAGATCGGGATCCCGCCGGAGGACGCGCAATTCTTACAGACGAGGGCGTTCCAGGTGGCGGAGATCGCACGTTTTTACCGCTATCCGCTGGCGCTGCTGGAGGAGCACGACAAGGCTGCGACCTACGCGAGCGTGGAACAGTTCATGCTTTCGTTCGTGATCCACACGATCAGGCCGTGGCTGGTGAGGTTTGAACAAGGGATTAACAAGAGCCTTCTGACGCCGGAAGAGCGGAAATTATATTTCTGCGAAACGCTGGTGGACGGACTTTTGCGGGGAGATCTGCAGAGCCGATACCAGGCATACGCAACAGCACGGCAATGGGGGTGGATGAGCGCGGATGACATCCTGGAGATCGAGAATAGAAATCCGCTCCCGAAAGGACAGGGGAAGATCTACCTGATCCCGATGAACATGGCACCCGCATCTTCACAACGGAATTTTGCTCCAGTTGTGGCGGAAAGCGCGGAACGGATCGCACGCAGGGAGATCCACGATCTCCGAGAGGCGATCAGAAAGATCGAGAAAAAAGGTGAAGGTTCCCAGGTAAGCAATGACGAAAATTTTGGAGCATGGCTGGAAAAATTCTACATCGACCATGAGGATTTTATTGAGCGGGCATTACAACCGCTGGCAATGGCTTATTCAGGGATCGTGAACATGAAACAGCCGCCGGAAGTGAACCTGATGGCGAGGGATTATGTGCAGAACAACCTGGCCACATTGCGAGGCTTTACGGATATTGAAGGAATGAACGGTATTTTGGATCAGTGGGAGCAGGAATTACCAGCGCTTCTGACCCAGATGTTCTTCAAGAATTTTCAAGAGGTGAAAAATGACTGAAAAAACTGATGAGAAATATTTGCCCGGAATGCCTGATGTTGAAACCCGGTATTTGAAGACCGAGGTGAGGGCAGCAGAAGCAGAAGGTAAGCCGATGATCGAAGGATTGGCGGCTGTATTTGACCAGGAGACCGTGATCGGGAACTGGTTCAGGGAGAAGATCAAGCCTGGCGCTTTCGATGAAGTGCTGGGAAAAAATCCTGATGTGGTGGCAGCCTGGAACCACAACTGGGAGATCGTGCTGGGAAGGACGCTCTCAGGGACCCTGAAGCTGGCAAGTAGGGATGACGGGCTGCATTACAGCATCCTGATCAACAGCGAGGATCGCGGGGCGATGGACAAGTATTCCATCGTGAAACGCGGGGACGTGTTCCAGAGCTCTTTCGCGTTTTATGTGAAAAGCGAGGAATGGGAATATCCGCCTGAAGGAAGCACTGAACTTCCTTTGCGGATCATCACGGAGATCGAGCAGCTGTTCGATGTGAGCCCAGTGACCTTTCCAGGATACGCGACAACCACCGCGGCCGTGCGGTCCAAATCTATTAAAGATCAACAGAGCCATTCGGAAGAGAACCAGGTGGTTCCTCCGGAAGAAAGCCCAGCGCAGGATCCGCAGGTGCGGAATGACCTACTGCGCAAACGCCTGGATCTGATCGAGAAAGAGTAAGAAAAATTTTAGAAGTGCCGCAATGACGCGGCAAAGGAGAAAACATGAGTGCAATTTTGTTACGACAACAGCGGGCAGCTTTGATCAAACGCGCCCGCGAAATAGTGGACGGCGCCCTGGCAGAAAAAAGAGAAATGTCAGCGGAAGAGCAGACCAACTATGACGCAGTGATGACCGATGTCGAAAAGAAAATGGCAGACATCGAACGGGTTGAGAAACTGGAAGCGTTAGAGCGCGACCTGGGAACCCTGGCAACCGAGCCGATCAAACCCGAAGGGCGGGGAGCTGGTGAAGACAAGAGCAAAGAACACGCAGAAATGCGCAGCTTCCTTGTTTCAGGGCGCCGAGGGCAGCTTTTGAACTCGCTGACCGAGAAACGCGCACTGCAGGCTGACGCTGATGCTTCCGGTGGATATACCATCGCCACCGAAACATTCGTGAAGAACCTGATCAAGGCAGTCGATGACCAGACCTTCATCCGCCAGTTCGCTGATGTGCAACAGGTCATTTCTTCACAAAGCCTTGGGCAGCCGTACCTGGCTGCAGATCCGGCTGATGCTGGCTGGACCTCAGAGATCCTGATCGGAAGCGAAGACAGCACTATGAGCTTTGGAAAGCGCGAGCTGACCCCAAAACCATTGGCGAAATACATCAAGGTTTCCAACAAGATGCTGCGCTTGAACCCGGATGCCGAGAACCTGGTGATCCAGCGGCTTGCCTACAAGTTCGGGATCACATTCGAAAAGGCATGCCTGACCGGTACCGGAGCCAACGAACCGCTTGGTCTTTTGACCGCCTCGGATGACGGCATTCCGACCAGCCGAGATGTTTCGACCGGAAATACCGCGACAAGCATCCAGACAGACGGTTTGAAAGAAGCCAAGTACACACTCAAAGGTGGATACTGGCCGAACGCGAAATGGCTGTTCCACCGCGATGCAGTGAAACAGATCGCAAAGCTCCAGGACGATGATGGACGCTACATCTGGTCCGACAGCCTGGTGAATGGTGAACCCGATCGCTTGCTGGGATTCCCGGTGTTGATGAGTGAGTACGTTTCGAACACATTCACCACTGGATTGTATGTTGGTGTACTGGGAGACCTGAAGTACTACCACATCGTGGATTCCCTGGAATTCTCGATCCAGCGCCTGGTCGAATTGTACGCAGCGACCAATCAGACCGGATTCATCGGACGGCTCGAAAGCGATGCCATGCCGGTGCTCGGTGAAGCATTTGTAAGAGTGAAATTGGCGTAAGCCTGTCAAACTTGTGGACTGAAACCCGGCAGCGGATAACTGCCGGGAGAATTAACAGACTGGAGTAAAAAATGGAACAACTAATAAAAAACATGGTGATCATGGAGGTGGAAGCGCCAGTTGCGGCTGCCAATAACACCGACAATAACTCGGACATCATCGACATGAAGGGTTATGACGGCGTGGTTTTCATCGTTCCGATCACTGATTCTGTAGCGCTCGGTGTGGCAACCTTGACCATCGAGGGAAATACAGCCAACAGCGATTCAGGAATGGCTGCCCTGACGGGAGCAAGTGCCACCGTAACAAGCGCGGTGAATGATGATCTCAATGGGCAGCTGCTCATCGTGGATGTGTACCATCCGATCAAGCGCTACCTGCAGGGTGTTGAGACCAGCGCAACCCAAAACATCGCATTCGGGAACATGATCGCGATCAAGTATCACGGCCGCGCATTCCCGATCACTGAGGATACGACTGTTTCTGACAGTGCTGCGGTTGTAGGTGTGTAAGAGGTTTTAGGAACCTAACGGTGCCCTGGCTGAAATACCCAGGCGGCTGGCGAAACACAGCCAGGGCACATTCTAATAAATGCCCTGAATGGGCGAGGAGTAAACATGAAACAAGCAGTAGCTTTTGATATCGAGAAATATTTGGTTCTGAGCGGAATTCCGCGTGGACCTAAAAGCGTCGTGTATTTTGTGGATCCGGTGAACGGATCTGATTCCAATACCGGCACGAGCTTCAAATCTCCGCTGGCATTGGTCAGCACTGCATACGGAAAATGCGTCACCGGGCAGCATGATGTGGTGATCCTTTTGGCTGGGACCAGCTCGAACAACGAGACAGCAGCGATCACCTGGAGCAAGAACCTGACCCATCTTATTGGCTTAGGCGCTCCGACGCATGTTTCACAGCGCTCGAGGATCGTTTGCAACGCGGTGGATCTGACACCGTTCATCACGGTGAGCGGTTATGGAAACATCTTCAAAAACCTGCAGATCTGGCAGGGGCAGGACGATGCGACCACGTTGATCAATGTTTCGGTGACTGGGAATCGCAACTACTTCGAGAATGTCCACTTTGCTGGCGGTGGACATGCCACCCAGGCGATCGACGGCGGGATGAGCCTGCAGATCAGCGGCGGGAAGGAAAACCTGTTCAAAGGATGCACGATCGGGATCGACACGGTGGAAGACGGCACCGGCATGGCGGGATTATCTGTGGCTGCAACCGGTGGAGCAGCACGCAATAAGTTCGTGGACTGCGAATTCCGCATGTTTGCTGGGCACGCTGGAGCGATCTTTGTGGAATTGCTGGGAAACAGCGGATTGGACAGAGATCTGACCTTCAAGAACTGCATCTTTATGAACTTGAGCGGAACGGCGATGACCTCAGCTTTTGTTGTGGCAGCCGGATTCGATCCAGCCAACAAGCGTGTTCTTTTGAAGGACTGCGCTTTGATCGGGGCGACCGACTGGGATTCTGCTGATCGCGGGATCCTGTATTTGAACAACGGGACACTGACCGGCGGCGGAAATGCCGGGACATTCGTTGTGAGCGCGGCTACCTAGCAGCGATTAGTTTGGGGCACAGCAGTTTATATCTGCTGTGCCCCTACGGAAAAGCAGGTGAGGCATGATCAAACGATTTGAAGTGGCATTGACAACGGACGCATCGGGAGACGTGACCGGGTACACGCCGGTATTCTCTGGAAAGATCTCCACGATCCGATACGCGAAGACGGATTTTGCGGATGGTGTGGATTTCACGATCACGCTGGAGGCTACAGGCGAGAACATCTGGACGGACACGAACATCAACGCTTCTGAGACGGTGGCACCACGCCAGGCGACCCATGGGACGGATGGGGCAGCTGCATTGTACGCGGCTGGTGGATCTGCGGTGATGGACAAGATAGCTGCATTCGCGGACCGGGTGAAGATCGTGGTGGCCAGCGGCGGCGACACGAAGACAGGAACATTCCACGTTGTTGTGGAGTGAGGAGAAACATGAAGATCAAAATGTTGACAACAGCTGCGGGTCCCGGTTTTGGTTTCAAGGCTGGCGAGGTCTATGAAGTAGGAAAACAGATTCCCAAAGTTCTAGCAGATGCTTTTGTGAGCGGTAAATACGCGACCATTGAGGAGCAATCCATGCCTGAGCTGGCAGAAGAGATCAAATCCGAATGGGTGCCTGAGATCGAAACCGAGATGGTATTACCGGATGTGGAGACTGCGGTTGTAAAGACGCCGAGGGGAAAGAAGAAGTGAGAAGGAACCCGGCTCACTCACTTTATGTGAGATCGCTGGACGCGCTGCTTGTTGAAACCAGCAACGCAGAGGAGGCATGACAAGCCATGAATTTAGCACAGATCTATTGCACAGCAAGGGAATTGAACCAGGACCTGGGATTGGAGATCGTGGATGAGGCGTTGTTGTATGAGCACATCCTGGAGGCTTCAGCGACGATCGAGCGGCGCATGGGGTATTTCATCCCGGTAACGCAGACGAGGATCTTCAACGGTACGAATGATGGTGAGGATCTGCGTGTCGATCCATTCCTGGCGATCTCGGCGATCACGGATGATGATACAGCGCTGACGGTGACAACGGATTACCTGCTGAAAAATCCTGGAAGACAATGGAACACGCTGTGGGAAAACGGCCCATACACGCGCATCCAGAGGGTGGATGGAGGCTGGAGCGATGACGTGGACGTGACGGGAAAGTGGGGGCTGTGGGAAGAGACGAAAGCGCTGGGAGAGACGGTATCCCTGGCAGCGGTGGACACAGCCACGCTGGTCGTCACGGACGGGAGCAAGCTGCACCTGGGCATGGTGTTGAAATGCGAGGATGAGCAGCTGCTGGTGACGGGGTTGAGCACTCCAACACTGGCGACGAGCCTGGTGAACATGAGCGCGGGTGTCACGCTTTCGGACGACGAGATCACGGTGGACAACGGTGCCGAATTCCACGAGGGAGAAACGATCCGGATCGGGACCGAACAGATGCTGATCACGCTGATCGCGGGGCATGTTCTGGGGGTGAAACGTAACTGGAACAGCACGAAGAAGGCGACGCACGCGAATGACACAGCGATCTATGTTTATCGCACGTACTCGGTGGACCGGGGTGTGAACGGGACAACGGCTGCGATCCATGCAAGCAAGGCATTGTACCGGTATATGGTACCGAGAGACGTGAGAGAACTGTGTAAGCAAATTTCAGCACTGATCAAACGAAAAGCCGAGACAGGATATGCCGGAAAGAGCGGCGGGGGAATGGACGGCGAAGTGTATTTTTACAACGAATTTCCGCGCACGCAGATGGCGGAAGTGGAAAGCCATTACAAGGTGTTCTGATGGTAATGGAAACGATCTACCCGGATGAGGCACGACTGGAGGCATTTGCTGGCAGGCTTGGGCAGTATGACAAAGAACTGACCAGCGCACTGCGCAAGGCGATGACGGCTGTGGTGACACCGGGGAAGCGGGACGTGAAAGCGTACATGCGCTCGTGGAAACATCCATTGAGGAAACCGGCCAAGGACTGGATCAAGAGCAAGGTGAAAGTGGACGGTCCAGGACAGGTCTTCGGGCAGGTGAAAGGGCAGTTCTACGCGATGCTGGAGATGTGCGGAAGAGCGCCTGGCAGGTTTGTGACACCGCGGGGACAAGGCGCTGGAGGAACACGCAGGAGAGCGACGCCGAACCGGGTGAGCAGGAACAAGGATGCGCTGGCAGCGTTGGAAGTGTGGGTGCAGGACAAGCTGGGAGTACCTGCAGATAAGGCGCGTCAGGCGGCTTTCGCTGTGGCGGTGAACATCGGCAAGCGCGGCACGAAAGGCTCCGGGGCGATGGAGAAGGCTAGACCTGAACTGCAGGCACGGGCAGACCTGGCATTTGGGCAGGCGATGGATGCGATCATGGCGTATTTGAAAGGCAGTGAATAATGGCAGAAACGATCGAGAGCTGGATCGATTATTTGGCGGTGAAGGTATTCGGAAGCATGACATTCCAGGGACAGGCAGTGAAAAGCTTCCGGCTCTTCGAGAAGAACGAGTATCCGGAAACGCTGGAGGTTTTTCCCTGCTGGATCCACTATATCGAGCACCTGGGAGAAAGCCCGATCGGTAGCGCGGGAGCGAGCTGGCTGATGTGGCAGGGAGTGAGCGAGCTGCACTTTTCGCCGCAGGTGAGTAAAGCGAACTACCCGGACATGCTGAATTTTTACACGAAGACATTGACGGCGGTGCTGGCGAACCGAACGCTTGGGGGGCTGGTGAGCTATTTCATGCTGGGACCGGGGACGAAGATCGAAGGACCGGTAGCGCTGCAGTACGGCTTGGAGAACGAACACCCTGGGCTGATCGTGCACTGGGTGGTGAAAGAAGATATCAGTGGAAAGTTTACGTTAGGAAATTAGAAGAGATGAGAGGTGAATTATGACAGGTGAAATGGTTTTCAATAAAATCCAGTACGGGAAAGAGGTTAAGACCACGCACGGGACGGCGGTTCCGGCGACGGGGATCTTCCCTGGAGCGATCAAGGTGGGAACCGATCGGAAGATCGTGTACCCACAGGAGCCGATCGGGAACCGGGCTTTGACACAGCGCTCGGTGATCTATCAGCTATTGACTGAGGGCGTGAGCCTTTCGATGACAGATTCGATCTTCCAGAAGCTGCCATTCCTGTGCAGCATGGTGTTGAAGGGTGACATCACGGCGGCAGAGCAGACCGGTGGACAGGCTGATTATCTGTGGGACTTCACACCGAGCCTGACGGCAGCGAACATTCCGGATTCAACAACGATCGAATTCGGGGATGACACCCAGGCCTACGAAATGGAGTACTGCATCGGGAAGAGCATCAAATTCAGTGGGAAGCTGGGATCGAACGAGGCAGTGAAGGTGGAGATCCCGGACCTGTTCGCGCGGCAGATCAGCACATGCTCATTCACAGCAGCATTGAGCCTGGCTGCAGGGGAGCCGATCGTGGCAAACAACACGCAATTCACGCTGGATTCGACCTGGGCGACGCTGGGAACAACGGCGAAGGCAGGCGTTCTGAGGGAATGGAGCGTTGAGATCAAGACCGGGAACCATCCGAACTTTTCGGCTGGGAACACGGGGAAGTTCTTCTACAACCATTCAGAAGGCAGGATCGAGAGCCTATGGACGCTGGTCTTTGAAGGGAATGCCACCGCGGACGCGATCTGGGATGATTTCAGAGCACAGACTGAACGTGCACTGCGGATCAGTGTGGCTGGAGCGCAGATCGGAAGCGGCGCCACACATAGCCTGATCATCGACGGTTTCGGGACGTTCGAGGAAGTGATCCCGTTGAGCCAGGAAGCGGACGGGAACAACCTGCACGCGGCGATCTTCCACACGTATTCGGACGCGGAAGCCGCTCCGCACTCGATCGGAGTGCAGGTGACAACCGACGTGAACGCTCTATAAGGACCAATATGAAATTTGAGTTTCCAAAAGTGATCCGGACGATCGCGCTGAAGGACTACGCGCCGGAAATGGGTGACGGGGTGGTGGAAGTGTGGGTGAATCCGCCCCGCAGCACCTGGTTGAAGATGTTCGAGATCTCGGCAGAGATCCAGACTCTGGCCAACGGGATCAAGAAAGCGATCAAAGAGGACCAGGACACTGACGAAAAAGTGGATCAGCTGAACAAAAAGACCCAGGAATTATTCCAATGGTACGTGGAGATCTGGGGGCAGGGATCCGAGGATCACAGACCGACATTGGAGCAGGTTGAAGAGCTGGCAAAACAGGAAACAGATCCTGCGTTCTATCCCTGGATCACAAGGAAGACCCTGGAGCTGATCAGGAGCTGGCGCAGCGACATAAAAAAAGGATGACCCCTGCACTTCTAAGCCTGGCGCACGGGGAAGGGACAGAAGACCGCTTCCTGGCGGGGGTGCTGATGGCGCGGAGGATCAATGAAGCTGCAGGGGGGACGATTGTGGCGCCGTGGGAGGTGAACGAGCTGCCGCCGGAGTGGATCGAGGCGGCGCTGGCGCTGACTGGCAGGCTGCCGGAGCTGCAGAAAGGGCTGCAGAAAGTGGAAGAACACATCAAAGCCTGGAGAAAGAAAGTGGACGGGCAAAATGGCAGAAACTAACATTTTCCGAACGATATTCCGAACATTGCATGAGGGCGAAGGGGCAAGGGAAGCCAAGAAAGCCATGCAGGAAACTCAGGATACGGCAAAGAACCTACTGGGGATCAATCTTAAGCAGGTGGTGAGCTGGGCTGCCGTTGGAATGGCGGTCAAGAAGGTCGGAGATTATCTGACGGACAGCCGTGACAAGTTCATGGGGGTGGCGCAGTCGGTGGAGAAGGTCAGCCAGGCGACGGGGATGGATTACGAAGAAAGTTCGCGGCTGCTGGAAGTGATGGGAGATCTGCAGATCAAAGAAGAGACCTTCACAACGGTGATGGAACAGGCACAGAAGAAGGGATTCAACCCGAATATTGAGAGCCTGGCGGACCTGGCGGACAAGTACAACGCGCTGACGGATCCTCTGGAAAAAGCGAACCTACTGACCAGCACGCTGGGAAAGAGCGGAGCGGACCTGACCAAATTCTTCCAACAGACGGGTGATCAGATCCGTTATCAAACGAATGCGGTGAATTCAAACCTGGTGATGACCGAGAAACAGATCGAGACGTACCAGGAAGTGATCGATTCCGAGAATGAACTGGAAGACACGACCGACGGGCTGGGGTTGAAGACCGGCGAGATCGTGGCTGGGATGGAAAAAGATTGGAATGAGCTCAAGAATGGTGTGGTTACAGATATCGCGGAAGCGTATGACGATGTGACCACCAAGCTTGAAGGTAATGCCGACCATCTCACTTCGATCATCGACCAGATCCGCATGGCCAGCGAAAACGAAGAGGATTTCATCCAGAACTTGAAGGAGTATGGGGCTTCAGGACAACTGGGATGGTTCGAAACGACAGGGTTGAAGATCCTGATCACAAAGCTGGAAGAAACCGGAGACGCGGGTTTCAGCGCGAAAAAAGCGCTGCAGATGGGAACAGGCGTTGGGAGCAACACGTGGATCCAACATACCATTCCAGAAGCAAAAGAACTGACAGAAACGCTGGGGACCCTGGCAGAAGCAAGCGTGGCAACGGCGGAGTGGGCGATCAAGGGGAGCCTGACGGACGCGGTTGATAAATCCGGCGAGAAGATGGACGAGCTGCAGGAGAAACACGCGCAACTGACCGAGGAGCTGGGGAAAACAGCAACCTGGACGGACCGGTACAAGGAACTGCAGGGTGAGATCGGCGATAACGAACAGGCGCAGGATGACCTGGCGATCTCGCTGAAGAACGCCACGAAAGAGATCATCTTCCAACAGGCAGCCGCGGGGCTGGACGCGAAGGCAGCTCTGACACTGGCGCGTCAAATGGGTATATTAGATGAAGCGAACTACGACGTGGGAATGGCAATTCAGGAAGCTAGGGACCTGATGGAAGCGGACAAAATCACAGAAGAGGAATATGCCGAGCGGATCGACCGGATCAACACGGCGTGGAATACCTACATGGAAATGCCGGATTACGAACGAAAAGTGATCCAGTTCGATGAATATTACAACAAATATTACGGCTCCGGATACACACCGCTGATGACGCCAATGGGAACAAGTCCAACCGGGAAAGACTATTACGCAGATGAAGACATTGGCGGAGCAAGCGGGCTGGATGGAATGGTGCCGGCGGGATTTCCGAACGACAGTTACAGGTTAAAGCTGAACCTGACTTCAGGCGAGCGGGTGCAGGTGCTGACCAAAGAGCAGCAGGGCACTTCCGGCGCCGGAACGAGCATCTACGGTGATATTTATATCACCGCGCAGGATGGCGACACACTGGATGACCTGATGTCTCAGGTGCAGAGAGCGAGAGGTTGAAATGCGCTGGAAAATTACCACTTTTGACAGCAACAACATCAACGACGGGACGAACTTTGAAGCCTGGCTGCCTGCAGAGGGAGATAATCTACTTTATCCACCGGAAGCAGCGGTTTCGGACGTAAAAAGGGCAATGACCTGGCCGAACTATGCCAGCACGATGCTGAGCGGAAAGACCTTTGTGATCGCGATCAACATGAAGGGCACTTTCCATTCCCAGTATGACACGCTGAAGAAATATTTCGATGTGGCAGGGATGGACCTGCACACGCTGGTGCTGGAGGACCTTGACGGAAGCGGAAAGACCTACTCGCTGGAATGCAAGTTCAAGAAAGTGGGCAGGCTGAACAATTCCTACGTGGAATTCATCATGTACACGCCGGATCCGATCCTGAAAGCGGTGACAGAGACGCACGTGGAGTGGGCAGTAACCTCATCAGGGGACACGCAGGCGCTGACCGTGGGAGGAAATATGCCGGCGAAACCTCGGCTGCTGATCAAACCGACTAGCGCAGGCGGGAACGGGTTCGCTTACAAGCAATGGGTCCCGGTGAAGAACAGGATCACCAGCGGGCTGAACAATTATCCATTCGATCTGACGGCGGATGCCTGGGACACACAAACGCTGGTGACGGCGAGCAAAATGCAGGCGGACGGGGACGATCTGCGCGTGTACGTGGACGGGGTGGAGGTTCCCAGGTGGCTGGACGGGATCAACACGAGCACGACGAAAGTGTGGGTGAACCTGAACCTGAGCCCGAAACAGGAAATGACCCTGGGAGCGAATATAGCTGATTCTGGCGCGATCACGACCATCACGCTGGCAGTGACGGCGGCAAATTACACGGCGATCGGGAAACTACCGACGGCCGGGATAGTGGCGATCGCCAACGAGGCTTTTACTTACACCGGAAAAACGATCCAGGCGGGCAAATCCTACGTGCTGACGGGCGTGACACGCGCCGGGAGAGGCACGAGCATGGCAGCCCACACGGCTGGCGACACTGTGACATGGATCGAGCACGACATTTTTATTTATTATGGCAACGCGGCGCTCACAGCGCCGGAACAGACGGACGAAACCAAGCCCATGTTCGAACTGGACCATTCGACGAACACGAGCTGGGTGT